AGAATTTAAATGTAATAAATGTGGATATGTTGAAGAAATTGTAGTCGAAGGTCTACAAAGTTTTTTCGGCTAACTTTTGGATATGATACATTAAAAAACTATTTTGAAACCAATTTTGCTCTGATGCAACATCACAAATATAATCTTAGTGATATTGAAAATATGATTGCGTGGGAAAGAATGGTATATGTGAGTTTATTAATGAATTATATTCAAGAAGAAAATGAACGCATACGTTTAGAAAAACTTAGTCGAAGATAACAATAATGGCCAGAAACATCCAATCATTAATAGCAAAAAACAGGTCCGTTAGAAAGACTCAATTAGGATTTGTGGAAGCCCTAGATCCATTAATAAAATCCAGTAACATCAATAGTATATTACTAAACGACATTTCCACAAAATTAGATACTGTTTCTGATAACACAAAATCTTTTGAATTGATTAGTAGCACCATAAAAGCATTAAGTTCTAGTATGGGAAATTTTGTCGATGTTTTTAATAAAGACATTGAACAAAGAAGAACATCGGATTTTTTTGCTGGTGCATTGGTTAAAGAACAACAATATGAAAGTAAATTTGATAAAAATACCATATTACAATCTACTACACCAACCAAAGAAATTTCTACTAAAAGTGATTCTGGAGGATTTTTAGGTAATTTATTAAAGTGGGTTGGTGGATTATTATTAGCAGGTGGAATTGGTAATTGGCTATGGAAAAACGAAGATTTCAAAACAAAAGTAACCGGATTTATTGGTAAACTATTTGAAGAAATCGGCAAAGGAGCAGAATCTTTTTATACCTTTGCAAAAGATTGGATTAACGACGAAAAAAATAAAGAAAAAATATCAAACTTTTTTTCCGGATTACTAAATGCCATTGCCAAGGGATTTGAATTGGTAGGAGATTTAGGTAAAGTATTGGTAGCAGAATACCAAAGAGAAGGTAGTCCACTTAGAAATACCATCAATACTATTATAGAATCTATTTGGGGATTTGTTAAAGAACATCCTGTTATTGCTTTGGGTGGAGCAATAGCCGCCTTGGGCGGATCTCTGGGATCATTAACTCTAGGTTTATATGGAGCAGCAAAAACCATTAGTTTATTAGCAGGATCATTAACCAGTCCGCTTGGATTACTTGGATTGGCTGCGGGTGGACTTGGATTAGCAACCAATTGGTTAAATGATAACAGAAAACAAGAAATAGAAGCACCATTTACTGAAGAAGAAACAAAAGAATATAATAATTACATTAAAACTTTAAATGAACTAAAAGAAACACACCCAGAATTGTATAAAAGGGCAATGGAAGAGCGTGACGCAACAAGAGAAGGATATAAAAGCAGCACAACTCTATATGATTCACCAGCAGGAAACCAAAGAGCCGATTTAATGGCTCTTAGAACTACAATGAATGGTACTGCTATATTTGGTAAAAGTGTTGGAGAAGAAATTAAAAATGTTCAAAATAAAAAACATGCCGAAGATGCCGCAAGAAAGGCCAATCCACCACAACCAAAATTAACACCAGATTGGGATTCTTCAAAATCGTCTTTATTAGATAATTCACATGCCGAATACTTAGCATATAAAGAAGATCAAGATTTTAATAAAATTGATGAACAATTTAAAAAATTAAATGATGAATATAATAAAAAACCAAAACAAGTTTCCACCCAACCAGCAGAAAGTACAACAAAACCAGAACAGGTAAAAGGAAAATCGTTCTCTGATTTTATTGCACATAAAGAAAGTGGAGGAAACTATAACATTTATAATACTGGATCTGCAAAAGGAAGTAAAGTTAAACAAGAAAATTTTTCCAATATGACACTCAATGAACTTATGAGAAGACAAAATCTTCCACCCGGTCATTCTGATAGGATTTTTGCCGCAGGAAAACATCAAATTACACCAGAAACTATGAAAGATACAGTAAAAAATATGGGGTTATCTGGTGAAGAAAAATTTACCCCAGAATTACAAGAAAGAATGTTTGTAGAATATTTGGCATCATCAAGGCGTCCAGACATTGAAAATTTTATAAAAGGTAAATCTGGTAGTGATTTAAATAAAGCCGAATTTGCCGCAGGCCAAGAATGGGCGGCTCTTGGTGTAACTGCTTTGGGAGGAAAGAGTGTTTATGAAGGAAAAGGAACTAATAAAGCACTTGTTTCCCCTGAACACACTAGAAATGCACTTATACTCGCTAAACAACAATATGCAGCAGCTATTGCAGCGGGAAAATCTGAAAAAGATGCCTATAGAGAAGCATTACTAGGAAAAAACAACCTATCACCAATTGAAAATGATGCTGGAACACTAATAGCAAAAAATACAGCAACACCAACCAATGACATTTCTACTGATAGATTTGAACCATTTTCACCAGAATGGTTACAAAACATTGTCAATAAAGTAACACGGGATTCTCCTTATAACATGAGCATTGATAAATTAAGATCAATGCCCTTTGGTCTTATTAATGCTCCACCAAAATTTGCTGGATCTGAACTTAATAGAGCATCAAGAGAAATACAAACAGCAAAAAATAAAGCACCAGAAGTTGTTATAAATGCACCAACAGTTACAAATAATTCAACATCTGGTGGAAATAATGCCAATAAAGAAGTTCAAATGGCAACAATAGTTGATACTGAATTCCTACAAATCTTGGTTGGTAGAACAGTGGATTTATTTAGTTTTGGTGCCAATGTCACATAAAAAAACCCTCAATTAAGAGGGTTCTCTCAAGCGGATTGACGATTACTAATTAATCAATCAATGACTTGAAATAGTTTAAGTCTGGGTCATCTTCATCAAATGGTACATCATCATCAAAGTTATTTGATGGTTGTACCATTCTAGTTTCTGGTGCTCTGGTATAATTGCTTTGTGCAGAATTTTCACCACCAGAAGAATTACCCAAAACTCTATCTAAACGAACCTTTAATTTTGCCTCATCCTTAAAATTACTAGGATCAACCAATTCTAATAATGAATATTCACTTTTCCAAATCTTTTCCAATATCCCATCATCATTAGATAATGGCTTGGGAGATTCAAAAACAGACTTATCGTAATTACGATAATCGTCCACATTTTGAACTTTCAATTTCAAATTTGCTCCGGTCCAGAAATTAAACGGATCAAAGGATTCTTCATCCTCAAATTGAGGATTCATTGCCTCATAAATTTTATCAAAAATCTTTTTACCATACTTGAACAAAAAGATATGACCATTATTTTCTGGATTAGCAGGATCACTAACCACATAGATATTTGAAATGTAATTCAACTTACGCTTACGATTACGTGCAATTTGTTTATTAGACTCAATACCAGAGTTCCACATTTCTGAATTCATTTTACAACCTTATGTTCAAGTAGATTCGTCATATCTACTCCGGGAATTTACCCAGCTATATGTTTCCATATAGAGCAGACTATATCACATTCCTAAGATGATATAAATCAAAATATCTTTCTTTTGGAACTCTCGCGCTTCCAGACCCAATAACGATTGGTCTGTACTCCCAGTCACGGGATAGTCGTTGAACCTTCTCAAAATAATTTTGAGGTTGGCTGCTGATTATCATATCAAGAAACATCTTTATTTGATATAAATCTTCTCCATACAACTCTCTTTTATTATTTGGTTGAAGACAAAAAACAACATAATTATAATTATCTTCAAACGAATTTGAGAATGCATTGACGATTTTATCAAAACCAACAAAAAAAGTATACTCACTTTTAACTTCAATAATGAGATTTAAATCTTTAATAAAAATATCGGGTCTATAGTAACCAGAAATATTGATGTCTGATCGTATTTTTGGAACATTAGAACCAACACCAAATTTATATCCAAGTTCATGTAGATAATATAACACCAAATCTTCATAACCTTGTGTGAAATAAATTTCATCATTAATTTTAATGTGCTTATTACACCGTCCAATATTATTGGAATTCAATGTACCATTTATACGTTTTGTATTTACTGATTTTATACCGATTTCTTTACGTTCTTCTTTAGATTTACTTTCCCATTGTTTTTTAGCTTTCACAGAAAAATAATCATCACCATATAACATTTTCATTTTTTTGGCTCTATCCTTTGCCAACTGGTTAATGGTGTTTTTATTATTTCTTCTCCAAATATTAATATGATGAACTTTCATTCTTTTAGTCTCAGGATTATTTGCGGCTTTAGACTGATTTTCTCTAATTATTTTGCGACAACCGTCGCATTTTCCGCAAGTTTTTCTATAACCAACCACCAAATTTAAAAATTTAGTATCATAACTTGAATCGTTTTCACATTTATCCTCTCCATCACGCATATAATATTTTCTATAATATTCTTTAGAAGTGATGTTATAATGTCTAAATGTATTAATCAATCCACGCAACGACTTATAAATTTTATTATCTAGTATAGAATAAAAATCTCCATAATAAGTATGGTGTTTCTTTAAAGCTATAATTTCAATATTTTTAAAGTGATCTGACTTTTCGTATATCATAGAACAATACCTCTGCTATTATATAGTAAAGATATTGTATCATCTTGACTTAGATTTTCCAGCAATTCACGAGATTATTCAATAGCAATTTCTTACTATTGCCGCTCAAAATCAAACGGGACAATCTTTTCCAATAGTTGTTGGACAATTTTCAATATACCAACCACCAATATCCTTAAATCCATGAGAATATAACTTGACGAATGGTTTTGCTTCTTCTCCATCACATTCAGGAGTAGGAAGAAATCGAATAATGGCCATACCATTTCCGGCCTTGTCTACGGTGGGTTGCCAGAAACGATTATCCTTAACAGATTCGGACGAATTGTTTAATTTTTCAATAGCACTCTTTAGAGTTTCTAATGAATTGTTGTTTTTTAGATTTGCAAAAGATGACATATATTTACCTTTATGTTTTACGTATGTTATTGTTTAACGACTTATCCACTTAATCATAATAAAAATTATATTTGTGATGCTAGTATTTTCTTTAGTATTAATTCATATTTCACCATATCTTTTGGAAGGAAGCTAGATAATTTTAATGTTTTAGTATATATACTTGGCCACTGAACCGTATCAGTAATTTTTTTATTCCAGTCTGGTAGAAATTTTAATATATTATTCAGTATACACAAAGTTTCAATTTCTATAACTTTCTGTAGACTCTTGTTCAATAATATAGGATAATTCCCACCCCTTACCAATAAAAGTTCATTAGGATTACTTATTCCAGAAAATAGCAGGTTACAATCTCGTTCAAAGATGTAAGACATGCTCTCTATTATTTTTTGGTGTTTTTTATAATTACTTTCTGCTTCTAGTGTGGTATAATCACCAATCCAGACTGAATCTGTTTCAATATAGTTAAAGACAAACAAATAGGTCAATTGTTCCCACGTATATTTTTTAGATAGACTCAAAAATATAAATCTGTCTTTTCTGTTAGAAAAAGACTTCTCGGAAACTAAGGTTTTTCCATTATACTTAATATAATCATAATCCGTAGTGAAATGTAGTTTTATTGCCATCCATAATGAAAAACATTCAAAAGCAGTCATCAAATAAAGTCTTAGGTTTAAATTTCATCAGATTGCTTTCCGTTGCCTGCATTTCAATCTTTTCCTTTAGATTAGAATTAATCAAAGTAGCAGCAGATTCAATTTCCAATCCGGTCCTTTCACAGTAATCTACAATAATATCCAAATAGGATAATCCAGTATTTGCGACTAAACAATCAATAGTATAGGAAAATTTATTTTGTTCTTCTTTAGTTGCCATCATATCACATGAGAATTTGAATCAAAATCAATTTTAGTGTCCTTATTACATGAACAATTTGGACCACAAGAAAATTTATAATCCTTTTTACCAACGGAGAGGATTAATTTATCAAAATCATATCCACAAGAACGAAGAAAATATTCCATATTAGCAACAACTCTATATAAATCTTCTTCTTCAAATGTCATAGTTAAATTTGTTGTAAGTAAATTTTTTAAAGATTTATTGGAACCACAAGAAAGTTCAAATTTCATAATTTTTTCTCAATCATTAAAATGTACAATAACACCAGCAATAATAAAAAGGTTGGTAATAAG